CAGACAAGACATAAGGAATGGGAGACAAGATAGCAGACATGGCACAGAGCATGAGCAAGGAAGAATTCATGAGTAAAGCAGATGAACTAGGATTAAGTCAAGAAGAAGCCGCGGAACACTACGATAAAATGCAAGGCGGTGCACACGCAGGTAAATTTGAAGGCAATCAATTCGCACAGGCAGTTCAGAAAGCCAAGGCGGCGGGCATGAAGGCAGGCGACAAGTTCAAAGTTGGCGACCAGGAATACACTTTGAGAGATGCCATAGAACTTGCAGGCCTACAATTGGAAGATTTCTACTCAGAAGAAGAAATGGCATACGACACCCAGATAGATCGTATCAAGAACCTAGCGTTCTACAAATAATCACCACCAACATCAGGCACATTAAATATCCACATGAAGTTGCCTTACGACCGAGATTGGTACCCTGTCAAACACAAATTCAAAGGTGTAGAAATTCCACACAGTGAAGTTGGCGGTTGCTTTGCTAAGACTGATTGGAAAAATGACACGAATTTTACTCCAGGAATCTTAGATCATTTAACCAGTGCGACCCTAGTGGATCAGCATTTAGATTTCTATGAAGGTATAAAAGTTACCGACGATCTTGAAATGATCAATGAAAGAATTAAAACCAAAAAAATTGTCCAACGCGATTATTGTGTAAGAGAATACTACAACAGTGTTGAAAAAATGTTCGATGCACACATGACAAGTTTAGCCGAACAGTACAAAGGCAAGTACACGGTGTTGTGCTCGGGCGGAATAGACAGCAACATGATGGCGTCATGGCTGTACAAGAATAAACTTGATTTCAACGTGGTAGGATTCACAGATGGCCCTCGGTATAATATAAAAAACACAAAACTTATCAATGATACTATTAGTATATGGAAAAGGAAGCACGTGTCTGCAAACATCAAAGAGCTAGATGGACACCTGTTGGTGAATGACTACATAACAGGTAGTAGTCTTGCAAGTGTTCCTAAACCTGCTGTCATGAATTTGGATGGGTATGACGAAAGAACAATAGGCGAGTTGAAACAAGATTGCGATTGGATATTACATGGTAACGGTTCCAATGCAACCATGTTACACACCGGTAAATGGATTTTGCCCGCTTTCAACAGTTTAGATACAAAATGGAAATCATTTATTACTTCGCAGACTTTCTCTAAAGTAGGATATCCTAGTATATTTGAAACTGTATATAATGCATATTCAGATTGGTCGCCGTTATGGGGAGACAACTTGTATGTTGTGCCAACTTGGAACTCCGACAGTGTCAGATGTACTGACCACGGTTCTTGGAGATCTTACTCAAGACAATACGAAAATAACGATGATAAATTTCTAAACCTGGCAAACGAAAATTGGTTAGATCTATGGGAAACTATAGATTGGTCTAAATTAGATTTAGATTTGATTGATAATTGTTTAAGTGCAAAAATTTGGAAGAGTTATATTAGTCAGCACGTTGATGATGGACTTGCAGATCTTACTCACACATTGAACAGTTCTACCAAAATTTACTCAACCAATACAGAAAACCAAAAAATTCTACAACGACTGCTGTCAGATCTGCTAAATCGGTTCAGAGGAAATCTTAAAATGATCAGGGAAATAATGGCTTGCCAATGGCTAATGGATAGGTATAACAGGATTATTGACAATGGCCTTGCATTGTGCCATATGGAAAGTTTTCTACAAAAAAATAATCATTGACATTAGATAAATAAGTGTGTATATTATGCAGTATGTCTAATATACATTTAGGCACAAACAAACATAGGCACAATAAAGGAGGCTTACATTATGGCATCATTGGCTGAAATAAGAGCGAAGTTAAAAGCACAAGAAGTGAATCGCTCCACTTCATCATCAGGCGGAGACAACGCCATCTACCCACACTGGAATATATCTGAAGGTTCTGAAGCAGTAGTTAGGTTCTTACCAGACAAGGACGAGACCAACACATTCTTCTGGACTGAAAGGAACATGATAAAACTACCTTTCGCAGGTATCAAGGGTCAGACAGATTCAAGACCGGTAACAGTACAAGTACCGTGTATGGAGATGTATGGCAAGACTTGTCCAGTGCTAACGGAAGTGAGACCATGGTTCAAAGACAAGAGCATGGAAGACATGGGTAGGAAATATTGGAAGAAGAAAAGTTACATATTCCAAGGTTTCGTAGTCACGAATCCGTTATCAGAGGACACAACACCTGAGAATCCGATCAGAAGGTTCATCATCGGACCTCAGATCTTCAACATTATCAGAGGGGCACTGATGGATCCAGAGATGGAAGAAATGCCAACTGACTACGTGAAGGGTGTTGACTTCAGGATAACGAAAACCACTAAAGGTGGTTACGCTGACTACTCAACATCAAAATGGTCAAGAAGAGAAAGAGCGTTGGACGAGGCAGAGAGAGCCGCGATCGACACCCATGGTTTACACAACCTAAACGACTTCAGACCAAAAGAGCCAACCGAGGCAGAGGTAAAAATAATCAAGGAATTATTTGAGAAATCTGTTGAAGGTGAGGCTTATGATCTAGAACAGTACGGACAGTACTTCAGACCAGCGGGCGTGGCCTACAATGCACCACAGACACCTGTGGCACAGGCACCAGCGGCAACGACAGCACCTGCATCTGAACCTGCACCGGCACCAGTAACTGAATCTGCACCAGCACCACAACCAGAGGCGGCTCCGGCGGCTCCTGCAACTGACAGTGCCAAGAGGGCAGAGGACATACTGAAACTGATCAGATCAAGACAAGCAAAATAATCTGACATTTTACCAAGGCCCTGATATTGACTGTTAGGGCCTTGTGTAGTAATATAACGTATGGATATAAAAAGAAAAATTACAAAAGCAATAGAATGGATATTGTACAAACAAATACCCGCGTGGATGTTGATTGTGGCAATAATCCTTTGGATAATATTATAGGGGCAATATGACAAAAGTATTTGACGCAACAAAATTTAGAAAGAGTATCACAAAATCAATCCAAGGACTAGGAATAGGTTTCAGTGATCCAACAGACTGGATATCTACAGGCAACTATGCTCTGAACTATTTGATGACCAGTGATTTCAACAAAGGAATTCCATTGGGTAAGGTGACTGTGCTCGCAGGAGAATCAGGGGCAGGTAAATCATACATAGCATCAGGAAACATAATCAAGAACGCCCAAGCACAGGGTATCTTCGTTATATTGATAGACACAGAGAACGCACTTGATGAGACATGGCTACAGGCACTGGGCGTTGACACGTCGGAAGAAAAACTTTTAAAACTGAGCATGTCAATGGTGGATGACGTGGCCAAGACCATATCAGAGTTTATGAAAGGTTACAAGGAACAACATGCTGACAACAAAGAAGGTGCTCCTAAAGTTCTTTTCGTGATAGACAGTTTGGGCATGATGCTGACACCTACAGACGTGAACCAATTTGAAGCGGGAGACATGAAAGGCGACCTTGGTAGGAAGCCAAAGGCTCTTACCGCACTGGTCAGGAACTGTGTAAACATGTTTGGAAGTTGGAACGTGGGATTGATTGCGACCAACCACACCTACGCATCACAGGACATGTTTGATCCAGATGACAAGATATCAGGCGGACAGGGATTCATCTATGCAAGTTCTATCGTGATAGCAATGAAGAAATTGAAACTCAAAGAAGACGAGAAGGGCAACAAGATATCTGAAGTTCGAGGTATCAGGGCCGCTTGTAAGGTAATGAAAACAAGATATGCTAAACCATTCGAGGGTGTGCAGGTCAAGATCCCTTATGACACAGGTATGGATCCCTACAGTGGACTGGTGGACCTGTTCGAGAAGAAAGGTATTCTTGTACAAACCGGAAATAGACTGAAATATGTTGATCCACAAGGGAAAGAACACATAGACTTCAGAAAAGCGTGGACTGGTGATAAATTAGATATGATAATGGCAAACTTCAAAGAAAGCACAGAAGCGAAAGCGGAAAGTGTTGAAGAAGCACCAAAATCAAAAGCGAAGAAAACAGAAACTATAGAAGAGGACGACGCAGAATAATGATTGATTTCACCCACGAAGACATAGAACGTCTTTGGAGTTCGATTTCGCACTACGTACCAGAAAGATCAAGACTAGATGCGGCAATTGATTTTATCAAAAGTCTAGAAGACATTGGTGTGGAATCCGACGAGATAAAGGCATCCGGAGAGTTTGATCCTAAACTAGAAGAAGCAATCAATACCGTGTTTGAAGACGAGGACGAAGTAGACGAGCCGTACGACGACAGGTATAGAGATGATTAATTGGTACAACGAAGTTAGTAGAAGTCTAGCAAAAATTCCAGATTGCGTCGCACACTTTGACAAGGAACTGCTTGAAGCAAAGAAGCAGTGTAAGATATACGGCAACCTTGAAAGAGCATCCGCGGCACTTCCAGGTATAGTGGAAGAACGTTTTGGACAACTTCAACAATTAGAAGCAATATTAGAGTACCTAAACATCGAACTGAGAAGATTGAGATCAAAAACATTTAAGAAATTTCTAGAGAACTATAACAGAGCACTATCAAGCAGAGACGCAGAGAAGTATGTCGACGGCGAGGATGACGTTGTTGACCTGACAAAAATCGTAAACGATTTCGCACTACTGCGAAACCAATGGCTGGGCATAACCAAAGGACTGGATCAGAAGCAATGGCAGATAACCAACATTGTGAAACTGAGGGTCGCTGGAATGGAAGATGCCGACATCAAATAGAATCATATTAACAGACGTAGACGGAGTGCTACTGGAATGGGAGCACCATTTCACCAAATGGATGTTGCAACGCACACTGTTCGACGAACGTGGTGCGAGATATCATCCTTATAAACTTCTCCCCGACAAAGAAAACACCTACGAAATGGCGGAAAGATTTGGACTTACAAAAACAGAGGTGAGGAAAGAAATTAGAGAATTCAATAGGAGTGCTTGGATGGGCACACAACGTCCCATGCTCGAATCACAGACCTGGGTTAAACTGATAGCGGCGGAAGGTTGGACGTTCATTCCCATCACGTCGCAGACATCAGATAAGCCAGCACAGGAACTGAGAAAGCGTAGACTCGGTGAATTATTTGGTGAACACATTTTTACAAACTACCATATTCTTGGTACAGGTGCAGACAAAGACAGCGCATTAGCAGAATTTCACGGAACCGGACTGTATTGGGTCGAGGACAAGCCTCACAACGCCTTAGCAGGGCTCAATTACGGTTTAAAGCCTATTTTAATAGACCACCCATACAACCGTGACTTCGATCACCCAGAAATCATACGTGTAAGTAATTGGAAAGAAATTCATTCATTACTACATGGAAAAAAATAAATTCTGCATCAGACCCTACAACAGCATCAACATTACCACAGACGGATCAATCAAAGTATGTTGTGACGCCAGACCAAACGAAACAGAATTCAAAGGACAACACAGATTCAATCTAAAACAAAACGATATAGTGGATTATTGGAATAGTGATTACAGGCAGTATCTTATAAATGCCTTCAAAGAAAACAAAACTCCCAAGGAGTGTAGGATATGTTGGGAGAAGGAGGCAATAGGATCAAGAAGTTTGCGTCAAAACTCAAACTTCCAATACAAAGTGATTGGCAATAAAAAAGCAGAGGAATATTTGAAACTGCTTGGCAAAGAAAACTTGGAACACCCCGAAGACTACAACCTCGACATCACAAATCTTTGTAATCTAAAATGTTATATGTGCAGTGGAACTTTAAGCAGTAAGTTGCTAGTTGAGAACAACGACCTGGGGTTTGAGAAACTAGATCAGAAGAACTATGATTACGATGACTCGAGACTGGACTACCTCATAGAACAAATTGAAAAACACAATGTGACACACATAACTTTACAGGGTGGTGAACCCTTGATGAATCCAAAGATAATACAACTATTGGAAAAATTAAGTTGGAAGAAGGACCTACATAATCTCGCTGTATGGATAACAACGAATGGCACAATATATAACGATGACCTACATAAACTTCTAGAAAGATTTAGAAATTTGAAAATTATTTTCAGCATCGATGGCATAGACAAAGTGAACGATTACCTGAGATTTCCTAGTAATTTTGAAACAATCAAATACAACGTGCAGATGTTAAGAAAATTAAAGAATGCCACGTTCATGATTAATCATACAGTACAAAATTTCAATTTGATGTATATAAAAGACATGATCGATTATGCAAACGCTGTCAAGATACATTGTAATTTCAATATTCTCGAAGGGCCAGATTACCTACACTTAAGAGTTTTACCAAAAAAATCCAAGGAGAAGTCTCTCGAGAGATTGTTAGGACTGCAACAAGACAAACTGATGCACACAACTAACTTTGATGCTTTGATTAAAAACATCAAACAAAATCTAGACTCAGATGTGTACAGGCAGATAGAAAGATTCAAGCAAGTCATATCTAAAAGAGATGCCTATAGGAAGATAGAACTATCTAATTTTATACCTGAACTGGCCAAAGACTTAAATATTTGATATGAAGGTTTATGTAGGTTGGGACAGCAGAGAAGACATAGCATATCAGGTGTGTGAACACTCGATCAAACGCAGAGATCCCTCAGCAGAAGTTATACCATTAAAACAGAACGACATGAGATCGCAAGGCATATACACCAGAGAGTCCGATAAACTTGCATCTACAGAATTTACTTTTACTAGGTTTTTTGTTCCATACCTTAACGACTTCAAAGGCTGGGCGGTGTTTTGCGATTGCGATTTTGTTTGGAAAGTTCCAACCACAGAACTAGAGCAATACTGTGATGAATCAAAAGCAGTTGTATGTGTGCAACATGAGTACCAACCAAAAGAGACTACAAAGATGGACGGACAGGTACAATCCGTGTACCCACGTAAGAATTGGAGTTCCATGGTTCTGTGGAATTGTGGTCACGAGAAAAATAAAATCCTAACTCCTGCACTGCTTAATCAAGAAAGTCCAAAGTTTCTACACAGGTTTTCGTGGCTAGACGATGCAGACATAGGATCTTTACCACATCATTACAATTGGCTAGTTGGATGGTACAAAGAACCTAAAGACGGAAAACCAAAAATACTTCACTACACGGAAGGTGGTCCTTGGTTTGATGGTTACAGAGAATGTGAATACGCCGACGTGTGGAAGAAAGAAGTTATAAACCTTTTCTCGGCATAATGAATTGGGAAAAAATTCAGTCAGATCAAATTTTTGTCGAACCGGTAACCCACGTGTATGCTACCAACATATTTGACACTAAGGAATACGACAAGTTGTATGAGAATCAAAACAATCTAGATCACCATACCTGGCAGGAGTTTGACAAGCAATATAAAACAGGATTCGAGTTTATTGACGACCTAAGGCACATAAATTTTCAAAAAGAAGTAATATGCCTTTGGTTTTTTAAGGAAAGGAATGATCGTAACAACAGGGATGACTTGCGTCTCGCGGGTAAAAATATACTTTACTTTCCTAATACGTTCCTTATAACAAAAAGCAAAGATATAGAGGTGTTGGAGAAAAATAAAAACTACATAAGACGCCCGGTTGTACAACTGGATATGTCAAATAAAAAATTTGAGAGTATATGTCAACGTATCAAAAAAAACTAGTAGTATGGAATAACTTCTATGAGTGGTGCAAACCCCACATAAAAGAATTCAGGAACGCCCTGGACATA